AGGGTCAATTTCGGTATGAAGTGCACACATATCGTACCATTTTACCATTACAGTGCATTGGCCCGATACAGTGCTTTCGCGCACTCCAACACTATTGTCCAGACTTAGAACGATTCCGACACATTGGCCGTCTTCGCACTCTTCGCCCGGTCCGCCCCATTTGAAGAGGGTTCCGACTGAAATGTCCATTTTGTCTCCTTAGTCCGAATTTGTCGGACATGCAGAGTTAGAACGGGTATATCCTGATATAGCAGCTTTAGCCCTGCATGTCTGGAATGTCCGAATTAGCTGATTGAGGTCACTGTGACTGCAATGTCCACAACTTCGGAATCGCTCCATTCATCACGCATGTCGTCAATGTCGAAATTGTTCTCGATGTCCGATTGTAGCTGTTCGACCGTGATGTCCTCATCGCCCGAATCTTCCAGATACGCCCGAATGTCCACATCGATGGCGATTTCGACTGTACGCACCACTCGCACCGTTTGACCCGGTACGAGTACTTTGTCCAGAGAAATGGTGTTTGACATGTTTTGCTCCTTATGTCCAATTTGCCAGACATGCAGAGTTAGAGCTGCTATATCCTGATTATCCGGGTTTAAGTGGCTATGTCCGATTTGCCCTATTTACGCTTTAGGTGCGTAACTACGCCGATTGTCCCGAATTCGAACCAATGCCCACGTTGTGGCCATTTTGTCGTCTTCGCTACCTACGAGCGTTTTGTCCACTTCCGTGTAAATGGCCTCGAATGTCCATTTTGAGGTCATTAGCGCAGAAACGAACGCCATGGTCGCTCTGTCTACTTTTGGCGTGGCATGCCATAGTACGGGCATTGTGTCCATTTTTGTCTCCCTATGTCCTATTTGCCGGACATAGCCACATAGACCCGGATAATCCCCCTCCCTCCCCATATAGTGGGAAATGTCGGGTTTTGTGCACTAACCACCGACTGGTTATGAAATGTCCAATTTTTGAGGACTCCATACCCATACCCCTACTTATAGGGCGAAACGTCAGTGAATGTGCCGACTTAGCTGGATATAGGTGGACATGTCCGGATTGCCTAATTTAGATCATTTGTCCGTTTTGGTAGGGAAGCCACTTTTCATCCTCGATGTCCAGTTCGTCCTCATAGTCCGAAAAGTCCGTCATGCACTCTTCGCCACATTCGCCCAATTCGTCGTGAATTTCGCAAATGTCCAATTCGAGCCAAGTGCCCATTTTAGTCTCCTTTGTCCGTTTTGTCATACATTGTCGGACATGTCCACTTAAATCCAGCTAAGTCACGTATCTCCGGTTAAAGCAGGGTATGTCCGATTTGGATGCTTTTAGGCGGTTAGTTCCGGATCGTAGTATTCAGGGCATTCGCCCGGAATGGCCGTTTCGTACAAAGTGTGACCTTTGCCCGTTACGACTGTTACATACGCAAATGTCCGCTTTACCTTCTTTTCGAAGGCTTTGACGATTTTGTCCAGATCTGCCCTGGTATTGAGCATTTCGACCCTTTTGGACTCAAAGTGCTCATTGTCCTCATTGTCCAGCCAGGTCGTGTCTGCCCAGATTTCAACCAAAAGTACCATTTCGTCTCCTTATGTCCGATTTTGTCGGACATACCCTGTTTTAACCAGAGATACGCCGTATATCCTGCTATAGGGGTGTATGTCCGATTTGACTAATTAGCTGTTAATGTCCGTTTTGGCCCATTCGCCCAACCAGTCCAAAACGCCCGAACTGTCCATGTTGCGCAGAATGTCCAAAATGAGCTCTTTGGGCAAATTGCCCGGTTCGAGTGATTCGTCGGCTTCGACCTCAATGTCCACCTGAATCCACATTTTAGCCATTTTGTCTCCTTATGTCCGATTTTTACGATTGACCGGACATACACCCTTAAAGCAGGATATACGCGGGAATGTCCAGGCGTGGGAGGGTATGTCCGATTTAGGTGGATTTAGTCGATGTCCTCCACTTTCAGATGCTTTGTGGGGTTATACGGCTCTTTGTGACCACATGTCAGACATGACACGATTTTTGTGTTTCCGTCCGAAGTGTTCCAAATCCAGGTATATGACCTGTTTGCCGGTATCGGGTGCCTTTCGACATGTTTGTCCACTTTTATCTCCTTATGTCCGATTTATCCGGACATACCCTCTCAAACCCGGACATTCCCTCCCCCATCCCCCCATGTGGTGCGAAGACCCCAAAAGCTACATATCGGACATGCCCGACTGGTTGCGAAATGTCCAATTTTTGAGGACTTCATACTCATACTCCCCATATGTCGGACATACCGGTAAATGTCCGATATGTCCTGGGGCGCTGGGTGGTTTGGGAGGGTTTCTCCGTTTTAGCCTCTATGTCGCTTCTGTCCGGCAAGTCCGTTTTAGGCTACTTGGTCGTGTAAATCAGGATTTGGCAGGTCTTGCACCATCTGGCCGTTTCGCCGGGGTTTAGGGCTTTCGCCCCATTTTCCGGTTTTGCCGGCTCTGTCCGATATGAGCAGTTTGTGCAGTATTCGCTCGCCGGAATCCGAATTTTCATGATTTCTCCCTTTTTTCCGTCATGTCCGAATTTTCGGACTTGCCGGATAGGAGCGACATAGGAGCTATTTCCGTTCTATCCCTATTTAGTTGTCAATGTCCGATTTTTGGTGGATTACCCGGATATTCCGGTAATACGGCATTTCTCCGCTTCCCACTGATTCAAGCCTATCACACCCCCTTTTGGGGTATATGTCCGATTTATGCTGATATAGCGTGATAATTTTGCCCTGAAATATGGTGAAATATCCTGATATGTCCGAAATGACCGAAGCAAAATGTCGGCCTTTTCGTATTATGTCGGTTATGCCCGTTTTGCCCACTTATATTCACCACAAATCGGACATTTTGAAATGCTGACAAATCCGGACATATGCTGATATGTCGAGCGACACGCCGCGAATCGGGCGGACATTTCCGAAATATACGGGCAAAACGGACACGACGTGCCTGGATTATGCGCATATAGTAGGGCAAATTCGGAGGGTCTAGACTTTTGCCACAAATCGGGCATATGCCACAAAATTTTGCCCTGAAATGTCCTTTTGTGATTTCACATATTTTACGAAATAAGCGACATATCGGACATGTCCAAATGACAAAACGACATGTCGGACATGTCCTTTTGTAATTACAAAACGACATATGGGGTAAAACGGACACTGGCCAGGGGAAACGGACATTTCGGATTAAACGGATATGTCTGCTTTGCGCATTCTGTGCAGAATGTCCGAATTGTCCCGCCGACCCGGGACAAACTGCGCATAACGGACATAATGGCATTTATCCACTAAAGTGGCACAAAACTAGACGACACGCACAAAACGGACAAATCACCAAACCGGACAAAAGCACATAAAAACACATAAAACGGACATATGCCCATAAAATGTGACAAATTGAAAAATGGACAAATACACATAAATACCCATAAAACGGACAAAAAGCCATAAAATAGGACAAATTGCTCCGGAGGACAAATCGGACAAATACCTTTTTATCGTGCAAATACCTATTTTCCCGACAAAAAGTCACTTTTCCGTCAAAAGGTGCGACACGCCCAAATCCGACATGTCCATTTTGTCGTTTTGTCATTCAGACAAATCGGACAAATCGTGAGCGAAACTGGGTGATTATATGCGCATATTTCGCCCAAATCGGACACCCCTAATATGTGCATAAAACGGACAAATACGCATAAATTGGTATGTCCAAAATGTCCGAAATGTCGTTTTGTGATTCGGTACAAATATACACAAATACGGACAAGTCCGATATGTCCAAATAACAAAAGGACATATTGCGCAAATCGGACATATCCGGCAAAAAGTCACTTAAGTGATAAAAGGCCATAAATACACATAAATCGGACACGCACGTGAAACGGACATTTACACATATTCCGCCCAAAGTAGGACTTATACGGCAAATACGCATAAATCGGACACTGTCGTGAAACGGACATATGCACTTATATACGGCAAATACCCATAAATAGGATAAAAGCCGCGACACGCCCAAACTGGACATGTCTGATTTGCGCATTAAATCACCCTATGTACCCTATGCCCACTATATGTGATTATGTACGATTTGCCATAGATCCCTCCCCCACCCGGACAAAAGGGCTAAAACGGACAAAGTACGACATGTCCGACTGGCACGAAAAATCACAATTCATGAGAGTTACCCTATTTTTGATCATATAATACGACATATCGTACCATGGGCACAATGTCCTATGAAAGGGGTATACTATAACATATGCTAATATACTATGACAAAACGGACACCATGGTGTCCATATTATACCCATATGTCCTACTATGTCCGCATATGTCCGATATGTCCCCTCGTCGCCACCCGGGGACAAATCCGGACATATCATGAAATAGTATTACATATTAACTATATTACGAAAAATCATCATAAAATGGACATTTGGGTAGGTCCCGGGAACATTAAGACGTAAAAGAGTGTTAGCGTACTAACATGACATTAAGACGTTAAAGAGTGTTAGTAAACTAACATAAAATATTATGAGAATTGTGTTTGTAATAATTTACTACACTTCCCAAAGATGTTGGTGTGCTGACAGTAGTTCGAGAATTATGTAGACATCCACCCGGGTATGTCGTACTCTTGGTTTGGAGTCTCTAGGGAGGTGACGTTCGATGGCTAGCACAGACCCAGCGGATCGAGCGCCAGATAATTCTGGCGAGTGGGATCCAATCAAGGCCCTGAAAAATTTAACACTGGAGCATGCACTAGATTCCGTCACGTCTCCAGAAGATACCGCAAAACGTTTATTTAAAGAGAACCTACCGCTCGCTGTCATGGCAATCTGTCATATGGCTTCCTACTCAGATAGTGAAGTCATGAGACTAAATGCCGCCAAGTTCGTTGTTGAGCGGACCATGGGACCAGCCGAACGTGCAATGCAGAATGGCGAAGGACGTCACGCTTGGGATGACATCTACAACGATGTTACAACCGAAGCGGAAGAATTCCTTCGTAAGAACTAGCATTTTGAACGAAGGAGCAAACCAGCATTACAACGGGATGCTGGTTTGCTCCTTGCCCCAAGTGTGCCTGTGGGATTTGAAGGGAGGAACCCCGAAATGGCGACAAAGCGTGGTCTTAGAGGCGATAATGTAATTTATCGTCGGGCTAATGGTGAGACTATGGCTGTTATTCTCACTGGTGGTCAGGGTGATGCTCCAACAGTTGCACCAGTAGGTGTCGGAAGTGGTACCGGTGGAACACTAGCAGCTGCATCGTACGCGTATAAGTATAGTTACGTGAAAGATGGTATCGAAAGTCCACCTAGTGCAGTGTCTAACACAGTAGTTACTTCTGGATCTACCAGCAGTATAACAGTTACTGTAACAGCAGTAGCTGGCGCATCATCATACAAGATCTATGGCCGTACTGGTGGTTCATTCCTACTAATGAACACACTTACTGCACCAACAGTAATTTACGTAGATACAAACGCAGATACTCCATCTGGCGCAGTTAAGACAGCTGACTTTAATGCGTCATTTAGTAGCCCATATTCAGGTCACCCAATAACCACTGGTGCATTACCTGGCTTAGCAGCCGGTAATTACCAGAAGATATAATGGGCTGGACCGCCCAGGTTAATGGGCATATTCAGATCTTCTATGTGAGTGGCAGCAAAATCAAGGTAAGACCTGGAGTTATTACTGCCATTGTAAGTGGCCAGACGGTGAACGCGAGAGTAGGCCATTCAGGTCAGACGTTTGCTTCATTGCCACGTAAGTTGACAACAATAGGAACACCAACTTACCCATGTTATGCACCAATGTGAAGTCAGCAGCTTGGAAGGAAAATAGGAAAATTACTATGGATGAAATGAAGAGCTTTGAGTTAGATGGTCAGCAAATGCTAGCCGTAATGAGAAGTGTTGACCTACATGAGCCATACCAACACGTTGCTTCTGATAGTGAAGCAACCAGTTGGTATTGTAATGGTTGTGGTGTGACGGTTGGTGTTGAAGGTTGCTATACCTGGAGTACAGTAAGACCTATAATTAATGCGTCCTATGAAACGTCTGTGGGGTTCGAAATCACAAAGGAGTAATATCGATGAACATCGATTGGATTCTTTGGTTGCTTGCAGTCATATGTTTCGGACTTGGTGCTATTGGTGTCAATTTTCCGAATAGACCAATTAACTGGATGCTTCTAGGTTTCATGTTTATTGGTATTACGTTCTTAACACGATAAGGAAAATTATGACAAGCCCAGCAGAGGCACTCGGCCCGACGCGGGCTGTGAGTAAGGCGAAATACTTTCAGAAAATTGGATATGAGCCGCACCCTAGGCAGAGACTGTTTCATGAGTCAGATGCACGGTTTAAGATTCCAGTGTGCGGAAGACGATTTGGTAAAACATTTATGGGTGCGCGGGAAGCTGAACCGCTTTTGATGGTACCCAATAAAATGGTATGGATTGTTGGTCCAACTTATGACCTTGGAGAGAAAGAATTTCGGGTCATTTGGATGGACATGATTGTGAAGCTTGGACTTGGGAAAGAAAAACTTGTAAAGAAGGCGTTTAACAAACGTTCTGGGGATATGTATATTGAATTTCCTTGGAATACAAGAGTAGAAGTTAGAAGCGCGGATCGACCGGAGACGTTGGTTGGTGATGCGCTTGATTATGTTATTATGGCGGAAGCTGCAAAACATACTAAGGAAACGTGGGACCGATTTATTCGACCTGCATTAGCTGACCGGCGTGGGGCTGCTACATTCAGTACAACACCAGAAGGTCAGAATTGGATTCATGACCTATGGCAGTACGGGCGCAACCCACTGTTCGAAGATTACGAATCTTGGAGATTTCCATCTTGGGAGAATAGTTACATTTACCCTGGTGGTAGGAATGACCCTGAGATTCTGCTACTCGAACGCACAATGCCGAACGAGTGGTTCCTACAGGAAATTGCTGCTGACTTCACCTCATTTATGGGTAAGATTTACTCAGAGTGGGATGAAACAGTTCATGTTCAGCGGTGTCAGTACAATCCAGCTTGGAAGAACTACATTGCATTTGACTGGGGATTCGTTAATCCAATGGCAGCAGTGGAGTTCCAGGTTGATTCGATGGACCGGATTCATGTTTGGCGTTTGCACTACAAGTCACATACTCGGTTGGAAACGTTCCTGAACGAAATGAAGGATCGTCCACAGCCGGATGGTTACAAAATTGACTTGTGCTTTGGTGATGCTGCTGATCCAGAAGCTGTTGCTACTGTTTGTGAGAAATTTGCTCCATGCATTGCCGACCCGCTGAGTAAGTCAAATTGGCGTGAAGGCATAGATTTGGTGAAAAGTTTTTTGAAGACCCAGCAGGTGGGTGAGGCCGACGAATACGGCACGCCAGTGGAGGAACCATGGCTGCTAGTGGACAACTCCTGCGGGGACCTGATTCGGGAATTCAACAACTATCGAGCCGCTGCACCTTCGACCGGCAAACCACGTAACCCACGTGAAGATGCACAAAAATATGATGATCACGCATTAGATGCTCTACGCTATGCAATGATGCATATTTTCAAACTTGGTTGGACACAGGCACTGAGTGACTTCATTTCACCTAATGAAATGAATAACATCCCAAGTCAGGGCTATTTCACCTCTAGGATGAATTTCTCATGATACTTGGGTTGTTAGTTGGCTTAGCACTCGGAGCATTCATTACAGGAGTAATTGTCTTTGCTTTCATATTCTACTTAGGTTATAAGATGTGGAATAATTCATGAAGATTACTTGTCCAAGAAGAATGTTGGAGTTTGGTAGTTGGGCACGTGAGCATGACCTTGATAGTTGGCGTCAGGATGACACGTGTTCCTTCTGTGGGAGTTTAAATCCAACAGTGCTGTTAGATCTAATGGAAAAAGGTAATGTTCGTTTGGGCCCGACGGACAAGAACTACAAAGTTTACGCGTTCAATGATACTATGGGTCAAAAGAAAGTGTATTTCCAGCATTTCGATAAGCCGCAGGGGCAGAGATTTGTAGATTTATACAATCTGGAACCCCGTCCGTTCGAAATGGAATACCCCGGATACTTTTACCAGTCTCCGTTTTTCATGGCTAAGGCTGAGTAACATCGAGTAGGGAGGTGAATGATGAGTGAAGAAGAAACCTACGCAGAATTGATTGCACGGTTAGAGCAAAACGCTGAAGCTAGACAAGAGCAATTCCGTAATGTCACATTGCAAGATGCGATGGGTCAGTACGATATTGTTAAAGCTGTGCACAATCCAGGTGGACAATCATATATCGTAATGTCCGAACGTGATCCAAAGATGGATGTCGGAACTGCGTTTAAAGAGATGGGTTATTCTAGTCCGTCTCCATTCACCGCCTGGACTCGTGACGAACGTGTTGCTGAACTTAGAGACAAAGTAGGTATTCGTACTTACTATGACATGAAGCGAGCAGATGGTACCATTCGTGGAGCACTTAGACTTCTTAAGACTCCAGTTATGGCTGCACGTTGGTTTGTTGAACCAGCTAGTGATAGTGCATTAGACAAGAACATTGCTGCATTCGTAGAAGACAACTTGTTTAACAAGTTGAATTTGCCATGGTATCGTGTGCTAGAAGATGCACTATTGATGTGCGAATATGGATACATGCCACTCGAAAAGGTCTATGGCCTAGACGATGATGGCAGAATTATCTTAAAGAAACTAGCACCGAGACACCCACTTGACATTCAAGAGTGGAACTATGACCAAAATGGTGGACCTAACGGAATTGTGATGGATCCAACCGAAGCTAATGGTTGGGAGTCTATTTCTATTCCGATCGAAAAGCTTGTCGTTTTTGTATTAGAACAAGAAGCTGGAGATATGCGTGGTATCTCGATACTGCGGTCTGCTTACAAACACTACTTCTACAAGGATACCCTATATAAAATTGATGCGATTCAGAAAGAGCGGCATGGTATCGGGGTTCCCATCATTAAGATTCCTCTTGGAGCTTCAAAGGCAGACAGAGATCTCGCAGATGATTTGGGCCGAAACCTTAGAACCAACGAACGTGCCCATATATCGCTCCCAATGAACTGGGAAGTGATGTTTGCTAAGTTGGAAGGTCAACCAGTCGACTGTTTACCTTCTATTGATCATCACAATGACCAGATCATGGCAAACATTCTAGCTCCATTTTACAAAGATCCAACAGCTACTGAAACAGCAATGAATATGTTCTACAAGGGCACACGATACGTAGCTGCTACAGTCGCTGAGACATTCAATCGTTATGTCATTAAGCAGCTTGTCGATTTCAACTACAGTCGTGGCAAGTATCCAATTCTTCGGGCTCGTCGTATTGGCGAGAATGAGGATCTACGTACTTGGTCATTTGCGTTCCGTAACCTGGTTGGTACCCAAGCTATTATTCCAGACGATGACCTGGAAGCATTCCTGCGAGTTGAACTTGATTTGCCACCAGCAGATCCTTCATCTTCTAGAATAATTGCTGCACCACAGAATGGCAGCAA